CCCAGTGCGGCTCTTGACCTCAATGGCTAGCGTGCGGCCGTCGCGCAGCACGCCCATGATGTCGCTCATGCCGCGCGCCGTGTTCGCGCGGATGTACCGCGTCGAGCCGTCCCGGTTGCGCTCCGCGAAGGTGCCGGAATTGATCCGCCAGTGGCTGGCGACCTTCGGGTGATGCCGCAGCAGCGCCAGAATCGCCCGCAGGATCTGCGCCTCTGACGGCTCGCCGCTCGGCTTTGCCGGGGCGCGTTTCTTCGGCTCTGGCGGGATCGGCAGTTCGCGCCGCGGCTTGCCCCAGATGGCGGCTAGGGTGTCCTCGCTGCGCTGGTGGTCTTGCATGACCTCGCGCAGGGTGCGGCGGCCTCTCATCGCTTCGCCTCCGCTCTGTCAATTTCCGCCTGCAACGTGGCCACCGCCTCCTTCGCCATCTCCAGCATTGTGGCCAACATCACCGCATCACCTAGGCAATCGCGAATCGCCTTGTTTTCGTCGCCGGGGCCGTAGTCGCCGCTGTCCACCCACTCAATGTCGTGCAGGGCTTTGGCCACCAGCTTCAAGTGCTTTGCAAACGCCCGCCGCTCTGGCGTGTCTGCGGTAAAGGTCGCCTCGTACTCCAGCTTGGAGTAGATGTAGTTCATGCTTCCGCCGCTCATCGCTTCGCCCCTTGCGCGGCGCACCGCGCCGCATACGCCCAGACTGACGGCGCCTGCTCATACGCCTGCCGAGCGGTCACGCCTACCTCCGCTTGGCGCGTCGCCCGATACCAGACGTTGTTTTTGTTGATCGCGTCCGCGACCACCAGACCGGCCCGCTTCAGATGCAGCAGGTATCTGTTGGCGGCGTTCTTCTGCACGCCCAAGTGGGCGGCCAGGGTTGCCGTCGTCACCGGCTGGTGGTTCATGACGACGTGTAGTGCGTCGCGTTGTCGGGGAGTCACGTTGTCCTCCTATCGGGGCCGCAAGTGTCAGCCCGCCGACTGCCGGCAGTCAACCGGCGCAGAATGACCCCGCAATTCTGTCAACAATAGTCACGGGGCGGCACAAAGTGGCATGATGCGTCGGCGCCGATGCGAGCGCGAACAGGAGTTGACGAATGTACACGACAACCTACGGGCCTGGCGATGAAGCCACGTGGCCCACGTATCCAGCCGGGTATGCCGGCGATCACCCGAACGAGGTGGAAGCCCGAGACCACCTGCTGGCCTGCCCAGCAGACTGGCAACTGTGGTTCTCGGTTGTCTCGACTGCCCGCGAGGGCGCGGCGTTTGACACGGCGAACGTCCGCGAGGAAGACATGGTTTCGGCTCACGCAGACGTTCTGCTGGCATGCCTGTTCGCCGGCACACGGGCGCAGGCTGATGCGGCTCGGTTTGAGCTGCAGAACCGATTCCTGCGAGATAACGAGCACCGGGTGCAGCAGATCGCAGACGCGATGTTCGCCTGCAGCGAGCCTGAGTTCTATGACGATTTCTGAGGAGCGGACATGTTCACCAACATGAGTTTTCACGGCATCGTCGGCGTAGTTGCCACGAAGCGCACCAGTGCCAACGGCCACACCTGGCGGCACATCATCCTGACCGATTCCGAGGGGAACGAGGTCAAGATCGCGCTGTTCCCGGCGGCAGAGGGCAAGCCCGAGCAGATCAGCATCATCGACGAGGAGCGGACGGAATGATCCTCGAAACCGCCACCCAGCGCGACGCCGACTGGTACGCCGCCCGCATCGGCAAGGCCACGGCGTCCCGGTTCAAGGACGCCATTGCCACGAAGAAGCAGACGGAAAAGCAGAAGAAAGACAACGTGCCCGGCGACCCCATGCAAGCGCAACTTGACTACCTGACGGAGCTTGTCGTTGAACGGCTTACCGGCCAGCGTGTCCAGAAATACGTCACCGCTGCCATGCAGTGGGGCGACCACGAGCCCGCAGCGCGTGCGGCCTACGAGCGCGCAACCGGCACCAGCGTCGAGGAAACCGGCTTCGTCGCCCACGACACCCTGCTGGCGGGCTGCTCGCCTGACGGCTTGGTGGACTGGGACGGTCTCATCGAGATCAAGTGTCCGTGGAACACCGCAAACCACATCGAAACGCTGCTGCGTGGCATGCCCGACGAGCACCGCGCGCAGGTACAGGGCCAGATGTGGATCACTGGCCGGCAGTGGTGCGATTTCGTCTCCTACGATCCCCGGATGCCCGTTGAACTGCAGTTGCACATTCAGCGGATCAACCGTGACCCTGGCTTCATTGCCGACCTGGAAGCCAAGGTTACGTCTTTCCTGCAACAGGTCGGCACTCAAGTCGAGGCGCTGCGGCGTCTCGCGGAGCAAAGAAAATGAGCACTGAGAAGCCAAAGCGGCCCTACATCCGCACCGTCAAGGTCTACGTGGTCAGCCACCCCGACCACATGGACCGCCTGATCCGCGCCATCAGCGCAGCCGAGGCGATCCGCTACGCATCGTCGGGCTACGAGGCCAAGCTCGCCACGCAGGACGACATCATCGCCCTGATGGGCGGCGGCACGCCCGTCGAGACGACTGTGGCGGCATCCAACGTCCCCGGTGTGGACGACGACGGCATGCCCGCCAGCCTGACTGACTGAATCCACGGGGCGGGAAACCGCCCCATTTCGGAGAGCGCCGATGTCAAACGCATACGCGCCGGTGTTCATGGCTGAAGCCTATGATTTGCTGGTTAAAAGCCTGAAGGATCAACTTGTTGAGGAGAGAAACGAAGAGTGCAAAAAATCAGATATAGAAATGTCCAAACGAGTTGAGATAGAGGAGTTAATTTTTGAATTTGTTTTAAGGCACTGCGGCCGCGCCAAGCTAATTGAGCTTGGCGAGCAAATTGATGAAATGCTTGAAAAGGAATACGGCCGCAGCCAAGGTTATGAAGAGCATGTTGAAACCGTTCAACTACCACAGGAGTAACACCAATGACCGCACTCGTACCCGTCGACCAAATCGAACGCATGGCCGTCAGCGTCGCCCGCTCGGGCCTGTTCGGAGTCAAGACGCCAGACCAGGCGATGGCCTTAATGCTGATCGCCCAGGCCGAGGGCCTGCACCCTGCTATCGCCGCGCGTGACTACCACGTTATTAACGGCCGCCCCGCCCTGCGCGCCGACGCCATGCTGGCCCGCTTCCAAGCTGCGGGCGGCAAAGTCGAATGGGGCGAGTACACCGACACGCGCGTGGTCGGCAAGTTCTCACACCCGTCTGGCGGCAGCGTTGAGATCGCGTGGACCGTCAAGATGGCGCAGGACGCCGGCCTGACGCGCAACCCGACATGGAAGTCCTACCCCCGCCAGATGCTGCGCTCGCGCTGCATCTCTGAGGGAATCCGCACCGTGTTTCCGGGCGTCGTGGTCGGCACCTACACGCCAGAGGAGGTCGGCGACATGGAGCCCCGCGAACCCGTCCGCATGCGCAACATGGGCACTGTGGACGAGGTCGCACCGCCCGCACCGCCCGCACCGCCTGAGCCTCCAGAGGGCCTGATTGACGTTGACGAATTGCTGGAGTCAATTGAGCTTGCCAGCACGCTGGAGGGCCTCGAGATGCTCCGCGCCGACATCCGCCGCATGCCGAAAGGCGACGACCGCAACCGCGTGATCGCCGCAGCCACGCGCCGCGTTGACCAGATCCGCGCCGAGCAGGAGCCCCCTGCCGGCGACCCGCAAATCGTCCAGGCCGAGGAGGGCACCGTATGAGCACCCCAGTGATGACCCAGGCCGAGGCGGCGCTGCACTACCGTCTGCAGGCCGTGCAGGACATGTACGCCGTCGCTGACGACCGAGCCCGCACCGCCCGCGAGCACATCGACCGCCTGCTGGTGGCGATCTACGAACTGTCGTTCCCGCTGCTGGGCCACCCGGAGCACGGCAAGGCCGCCGGCAAGGCGCACGACATCGCCGCTGACATCGAGGACTGGTGGTTTGCCGAGGAGAACACCGATGACGACGAATGACACCCTGCTGACCGAGCAGGAACTCGCCGAGCGATGGCGTGTGGCCAAGCGCACCGTGCGCCACTGGCGCGCCAATCAGCGCGGGCCGGCGTTCATCCGGCTCGGCCGCACCCAGCAGGGGCGCGTGATGTACCGGCTTGTCGATGTGCTGGCCTATGAGGCTCGGCAGAGGAAGGAGGAAGCGGAATGAACACCCTACGAGAAGCCGCCCTCGTCGCCGCAGCCCAACGCGAGAAAGTCGCCCACTGGATGCGCAGCATGGGCTACGCCACCGGCCACGGTGACACGATAGAGGATCTGCTGGACCACCTTGGCACGCAGATTGCCGAGCGGCTGCTGATGGAGCGCACCGCCTGTGCCGACATCTGCGACCAGCACGCAAGCATCGAGGGCATCGCGCAGCAGTGTGCTGCGGAGATCCGGGCAAGGAGCAAGATATGACTGACAACGAAATCGCCACCCTGATGAACGAAACCGCAGGCCAGCACTGGGGCAACGAGGCGCACTTTCAGCGGTTCGCTGTTGCGCTTGAAAAACGTTTTGAGGCGGCGACGAGGTTTGTGATCAAGATGGCAATGGAAGCAGAGCGCGAGAACGGCGCAGCCGCCGAACGCCAGCGCTGCGCCATGGTTGCCCGCCAGTGGGACGTAGACTGCCCGAACACAAACTGCGGCAGGTGCATCGCCCGTCTTATTGAAGGGAACAACCCATGAAACCCAGCCACCTCACCACCCCACGCACGCTGGCCGACTGCACGTTCACCACGGGCTACAACATCGCGGAGCCGCGTTTGCGTTACGTTCCAGCGCCCGCAGTTATCATTGCGTGCATCGCGCTGGGAGCCCTGCTGTGGACATTGCTCTGACCATCGACATCATCGTCTGCGCCGTGCTGGCCGCTGTCGGCGTGTTGCTGTTTTGGCCGCAGGTATGAGCTACATCCCCACCGGCTGCGACCAGCAGGGTCGTTATCCCGAGGCTGCCGAGGCGGCGACCGAAATCGGCGCTGACGACTTCGACGACGCGGCCGCGATCATCGTTAAGCAGATCATCTGCATCGTCATTGTCATCGCTGTCATGGCGGCAATCTTTGCGTTTCAATAGCTCCAGATCGCCGGCACGGCCCGCAGGTCAAGGTGGATGAACCGGCCTGTGCCCTTTTGCTGTACGCCGATTCCGGTGAATCCTAGCTCCAGCGCTAAACGCAGGAAACGCACGGCGTCAGCGCCCTGCACCGCCACATCGGCAGCCATGCCGGTAGAGTGCATGCCCGGATGCGTCTTGGCTTTTTCTATAGGATGATCAGAGCAGCGCCAGCCCGAACTGATGACCATCGGGCCGAACTCGTTGCGCAGCGACTGCAAGCGCTCCATGAACGCCGGCTGCATCTTCTCGCGCCCACAGTGCCGGCAGCGGAACTCCGCAGAGCGGAAGTTTGGGTATTCGGCCCAGTCCATTACTGGCGACGCTTGTCGTACACACTCCAACCCACGCCAGCAGCAGCAGCAGCGCCTCCTATGATGGCATCAATTGTACCGCCATCAATTCCATATCTGACGGCAAAACCGCCCGCAACGGCGGTCAAGATGTGGCGAACCAACGCTTGAATGATGACTGCGTTCATTTGTCAGCCTTTGCTTCCAGTTTGTCAAAAATCCTAGCCAACATAGACTTAATTTCACTTATGTCGGCCTTGTAGTCTTCTTTGGCAACGTAGACATGCGGCATTTGCCTGACGTCCTTGTCAAGAAGTCTAATTGATTGCCAAATGTTGTTCAGTATCCAGCCGCCCAAAACGCCGGCCAGAGACACTGCGATGTTGAAGAGGGCTTGAGTGTCCATCAGTCAATCAAGGCGTTTGTGGGTTGATTGGTGAACGTCGGAATGCCCATTGCCGCACGCAAAAGTGCTTCGTTACCCGCCGCCAGCGCGTTGACCGTTGGCGAGTCGTAGGTCGGAATTGCCCTTTGCTGCGCCAAGTTGCTTCTGAGGTAACGCCTTGCTCCGGCGGAAACTGCTGCCGGCGCCATTGCTCCCACCGCACCGCCAAGAGTTGCACCTTGCGGGCCGCCCATAGCGTAGCCGCCAGCAGCGCCAAGACCGCCGCCTATGCCGCCAAACAGTGTTTGCGATCCAGGCGTGCCCTGAGTGCCAGGTTGCACCATCACCGGCCGCGAGATGTTGGCAAATCGTGCGATCAGGTCTAGGTCGCCGCTGAAGTATCTGCCTCTGGTTTGCAAATCATTGGCGAGCTGCCTTGCGTTGACGGAGCCACCGCCTTCGACGATGGCGTCTTCTACCGCGTGACTGATTGCCATGCGCTGCCGAGATGCCCGGAACTGCTCAAGCATGGCCTGAGCGTTCGGATTGCCGGCCTGTTGCAACGAGCGCTCAATCTGGTCTTCAAGCGCATTGCTGACGGCTCTTTGCGCCAAACCAAGCGCGTTGTCACCGCGAGAAATGTTGGCGTTGGCCTGCTCTCGCAACGTTCTAGTGGCTTGCAAGGCGTCTGCAGAATTAAACTGCCCCACGCGATACGAATTGACCAGATCAACAACAGGTTGCGGGATAGCGCCCGGGAATGACCGGCCTGGGCCGGTGTACGCCTGCAACACATTGTTCAAGGCGCTGTCAAAGTCCTGATCGGTTTTTACAGCGCCAATTCGGTTCAGCGGTTCGTATCCCTTCTGAAACTCGTCCTTGCGGATCTGCTGCGTTGTGCTGCGCTCAAGCCTTGCGTCTGGAGGCAATCCGAGAGCCCTTCGCGCAAGACGATCAGTGACCTCTTGGTTGCGGACGGCAAATTCTTGCTGCGTTCGTATCTTGCCCCCAAGGCGTTCCGCCAGCACGTTTTGGGTTGATGGCGTAATGCTTCCGGGCGTTGCAATATAGCCCTCAGCTTGCGCCTGTCGTAGCGTCAAATCGCGCACAGCGTTGCGAGACTGCTGGGCTTGCAGTGACGCCTGCCGAGCCTGCGCAGCGCTGATGGCGGCCCCCGGAACTGCCATAGAAGTTGCGGCGCCAAGCAGCGGTTGTCCAGTCGCCTCAGTGACGCCTTGGCCTGCCGCACCGGCAGCAGCGCCAGTTGCGGCCATGCCAGTCGTAGCACGTGCCAGTTGTGGCAGCGTTCTTGCGGTTTGACCGATAGCGCCAGCACCTCCAGTAAGGGCACCTGTCGCACCTTGCAGAGCAACGTCAAGCACTCGCTGGCCTGCAGTGGTCTCGCCCTGCGGTTCGCGGATGAGCCCAGCGCGTTTAAATGCCTCTGCAACGGGCTGCCGAGGCGCGGTGACGTCTGGCGCAAGATCGGGTCTTCCTAGCGCGGTGGCTGCCGTGCCAAATCCCATCTTTGCAAGATTGGCCACGTTTTCTGGCGCCGTCAGCAAAATGTCTGCCGCACCAGCAATAGCGCGATATGGCGCGCTGGTGATGATGTCCATCGTAGAAGCGCGGCGTCGTGGGCCGGGGACTTCTGACGCAGACCGAGCGGTGGCAAGATCAAAGCCCGAGGCAAGCTCTTGTTCAACCGGCTTGGCAGTTGAAAGGTCGAACGCCATTACTTGACCTCCACAAAACGCTTGCCATCAGGACTGACCCACGCTCGATTGCCTTTGGCGTCTTGTTTCAGCGTCCAGTCAGCGCCAACGCCAGCCGGCCGACCAGTCTGCGGCGCACGCGCAGGCGCGGCGGCCGCAGGTTGCGGCACGTACTTACGAAGTTCTGGACGATCAAACAGAGACTTTCCACCATCGCCAGCGTACCAAGCATCCTCAACGCCCTCGTACGTATTATTCTCTTTCCACCATTTGTCCCAAAACGACCTTTGCTCAATGTCGCGCTTGCTTTGCGCCTTGGTGACGTCCAAAATAAATCGGTTGGCTTCTCTTGTGTTGCCAAGTTGCGAAGCTGTTTGCGTAATGCGCTGTGCGTCGGCTTCGGTTTGCGGGCCTTTCTGTTCAAGCTGGCGCTGCAGCACCATTTGATTGAGGGCCGAAGTAAAAGCCTGAGCGTCCGACGCGTACTTTGTTGCCTCAGGAACGCCGAGAGCAGATAGCACAGATGCCGCTGCTTTTTGCGCTTCGGCGCCAAAGCCAGTTCTGAATCCTTGGTCAAGAATATTGATCTGCGTATCAATTGCCGGCAAAGTTCTTGCTGCAAGCCTAGCCGCTTGAGAAATTGTTTCGTAGAGCTTGACGTTAAACTCGCCCTTGGATTGGCGCTCTTTTTTCTCTAGCTCAGGCAAATTCACTTGCACGTTAGTTGATGCCGCTGGCGGCCGCGTTGTCAGCATCTGAATTCGCTGCTCCAGCGGAGTCCTTCGCGGGTCACCTGCCGGCAACTGAGCAATCTCTTGCTGCAAACGCGAGATTTCAGACGGCGCAAACTCGCGTTCCGCCTTGGGCCTGTTTGCATCCGCAATCGCCCGACCAAGCTGCTGCAACTGCGGGTTTCTGCTTTGCAGCATCTGCCCGACTTGCTCCGACGAATACTGCCGGCCAGCGTAATCCAGCATCTTTGCGGGCGCGGCAGGCGCCCCCATAGGCGCAGGCGCAGCCTGTGCCATCATGGCGTTCACAGGCCGAGCGCCACCGGCAGCGCCAAAGTCCATCTCTGGCACTGTTTTTGGTGCTGCAGCCGGCATGGCGGCAGGCTGCTCGGCCATCGCAGGCGCGCCGCCACCGCCCCCAGCACCGCCGCCAAAAATCTTCTGGCGCTCGTCCTCCTCCATCGCCGTCTGCATCAGCTTCTGGCCGACTTCAAAGTGCTGAGGGGTCGTGCCCTGCGTCATAAAAACGCGAGCCAGTTCTTTCACGCCGCCTGGAAACGCCTTGGCAACCTCAGACTGAAACTGCTGGTACGCCTGCTGCTTGCGCACAGCCTCGGCAGTTTCCATCTGTTGCTGTTGCACCCCCCGCAGCGCATTGATCCCAGGCGCAATCCGCGACAGCGTCTGCAACTGCGACTCAGGCGCAAACTGCACCGGCTGCCGTTGGCCAGCCATCAGGGGAAGTCGAGCGTCAAGTTGCATGATTTCAGCCCCCAATGGTGCGCCCGAAGATGTCTCGGATGAGGCGTTCTTCTTGCTGCCGGTTCAGATAGTTCTGGAACGAGTTCAGCGCCCCGCCGATGGCCCCAGTGTAAGCCGAGGCGCGGCCCAAACGTCCCGCCGCCAGCGCGTTGGCCTCTTGGCCCATGATGTTGCCGGCAGAGGTGCCGAAACCCGCCGCTGCGCCACCCATTTGCGTGCCGGCAGTCTGCCCCAGCCCTGCGATGTTCGCTAGGCGGTTGTAGGCGTTGCCGTACTCCTGCGACGCCGTATCCTGCGCAAACCGCTGACCGGCCTTGAGCGCACCGCCTGACAGGAAGTTCCCCCGCGACGCCTGCATGCGCTCCAGCGCTTTCAGACCCTCGCCCAGACGGAACCCGTAGCCGGGGTCCATCTCGAGCATCTGCTGCTGCGATCCCGGGCCGCCGAGGCCCATTGCGCCGGACAGGCGCTCCAGCGCTTTTGTGCCGGCAGTGCGGTACGGTTCCAGCAGCCCTTTCTGGTACTCAAACATCTCCCGCTGCAGGGCGAGAGCGTTTGCCGCAGCCTGCGACTGCGTTTCTGCGGCTTCCTCTGCCGCGTTGGCCTCCAGCACGCCACCGACGACGCTGCCGACGCCGCCCACGACAGCCTGGCCGACGGGGCTGGTGACGAGTTGAACGGCTTTGTCGAGGAGGCTGCCGCCAGTTGCCCCAGCGCCAGCGGCGACTGCGCCTGCCGCCGAAGCCTCGCCAAGCGTTGCGGGAATACCGGAGCCGGTAAGTCCGCCCGGGACCATGCCCTCCA